GGCGAAGACTACAAAAGGAAGATTTACTCTGACGACAACGTTGCTGGAGTAAATTATCATGTTGCGTCCTACTTGGATGAATACGCACATGAACACTACAAAGGTTATGGAATGGACCTGAGGTTACCTGATGGTAACAGTTCATTTCTGACTGATCCTGATGGTGCCTCTTTCCTATCTGCTAGGTTTGTTAAGACGGAATATGGCTATGCTTATCAACATTCCAATCCTGATAAGATTTTATCTTCTTTAATGTGGTCACATAGCAATGCAACCATGTCTGACAGATTTTCAAAGGTCTGCAGCTTGCGTATGCTAGCTTATGGCGACAAGGATTTATTTGAGTTCGTCGACCAGGTGGCCCGCTCCTTGTTGCCAATTATGAGATCAGCGAAAGCTGATGTTGGTTCCTACCTGTCCACTGACAGCCTTAATAAGCTGTTCTTTGGGCATGAGAGCGGGGTGCCCTTTAAAACGAAACAAGCATGTCAGCCACTAATGTCGTCTTTAGAACAAACTATTACAGAGTGGAATTTGTAAGCTTCTTTGCTGAACCGTGGAACACCTATCCCCATTCGCATCCTCTCAGAAAAGCTTTTAGAAAGTTCGCGGGTGGTCACCCCATTACTCAACTTGAATTTGTCACTATTCTTGGCTGGATGAATGGAGGTGGAGCAACAATTACTACCCTCAGCGATGCAGAGGTGGCAGCTGATGCTCCAACTTTGGATTACAACACAGAATTGGCAATGATGGTGATAGAAATGGCCGGACACGGTGTCTACATAGTTTAGCGGGTTTAAAAGATCCTAATCGCAGAGTTTTATTACATTTTTTTTCCTTTGCGCCCCCTGTTGTAAATCGTAGTTGCTATTTGTATGGAAGAGAAGAAGAATTCGCATAGTCCAAAAGCTATTCGCGGCAAGTTCAGAGCATCCAAAACACTACCAGTTGCTAAGAGAAGTGTCTCCCCTGTGAAGGTGCGTGCAGAATACAAAGGTCATCAGATCGTTGCGGAAGTGGAGTGCGGAAACGGGTTTGGTTGTTTGCCGAACAAAAATTACTCTGTGGCTATTGACCCAAAGGATATACCGACGCTTAACAATGGTGCGATACCAAGACCAGCTAATAGCAGGCCGAGCAGCCCGAAGGCTAATGGATTACCAGCATATCAAGTATCTGGAAACGATGGCAGACCAAAGACGAGGGCCCGCCGTCCCCCCCATACATAGCCATTCGAAGCTTGTGCCGTTACAGCTGAAGCAGGTATATGACATCACTACTAATGCGTATGGATCCTTTTTGTGTTTCATCAGTGATACACTTGAGGCTCATTATAACACGGGAGCTTTTGGTTCAGCATCAGTACTAGATGCCACTACCCCGCTCACCCTTAACCAGCACGACGAGCAGACCTCTATAGAGGCCGCCTTCAGCGCTTATTTCCCAGTTGGAATGAACATAAAGTTCGTGTACACTGGTGCTAATGAGACTAAGGCTGGAACCATCACTTTTGGCAGTGGAGAAGTTAATGGATGGAATACGCAGTCAATTTATGGAGATGGATCTCCATGGACGTACCCCAATCATTGGCAGAGCTATGAATGTTCAGTCATTAAGGAATTTGGCAACACCATAACTGTGCCGGCTGGAACCCTTTCTTTTGATGTTGACAGTGATTCATCAAGGTATTCACAATACATGGCACCTGATGATCAAACTGCTGACGTTGAAGGTTCTGGTTCGCTGGCCACGATGGGTGTGCTGTACGGCAGCGGTTTGCCGGTTTCCACGACGATTGGACACATCGAGGTCCTGTTCAATGTGGTGCTTGTTCCAAAGTTTTCATCTCTACATGCTGATCACGCTATTTCGCCGTCTCAAAGTTCAGCAGTTGCGGACATGGCCTCAAAGTTGATTGTAGGAAAGGCGAGCTCTGTGCAAAAGGGATCCATCATGGATTCTGCAGTCCATAGCAAAGCCATTAACATCGATAAGACTGTTGATGCTGCTATCGGCTCTATTGCACCGTGGTTTGCCTTTCTGGGTCCTGAAGTGGCAGTCCCTGCTGAAATTGGGTTAAACGCGGC